CAATATTCTGAACGTGAAGACGGTAAGTTGATACAACTCCCATCAAATTCGTAGTTTGAATATATACTTTACTTTCTCGTAACAGTTCCACTAAATTCTCCGTGTATAAAATCTTCCTATTGCTAACTGGGTTGCGATTTCTCGTATAGAAGCATCAATGACCTTTCGAGGATCACGATCTGGAGTAGCCCAAGGAGGACGCCCCGCTCCCATTTCAAATACTTGATAGGGATTTCTTCTATAATCATAACCAATACTAGGATATCCTTGTGGGGTTCTACTAACATCTGTTACTTGAACACTACTTGCAAATCTTCCAGTTTGGTTTTCAAGACCTGGCGGTCCCATGTTCTTAGCCACTGTTTGTGGCAATTTTTGATTTAGTAACGCTACTAAAGGAGCTAGACTTGTGCCCGACTCTGTTGTTCCTCTCTTTGGCTGAGGTCTTACGGCTTTAGGTTCTTTTACTCCTGCTATAGCCGAAGTTTTTGTTGTTTGCTTTGTTTTAATATCAAAAGTTTTAGTTTTTTGCTTTGGTCTACGAGGAGCAATTGACTTTGGTTTCTCTAGTTTAGTTTTAACTTTTCTGTTCTTTTTACTACTTAAATCTAAAGCTCCATATAATATCATTGCTTGAGCAGCTTCCATTATTGTTGCTGAACTCTTTTTATTTGCTGTAAGCTTAGGATCATAAAAACCTTTTAATTGTTCTCTAAACTCTTTTATCATCTTCTTTACAGCTTGCCCAATTTTAGTTTCTGAAACTTCTCCTTCTAAACCAATAGAAGACTTTAATTGGTTTAGCCACTCCGTCTCTGCATTTGTTATAACATCTCTTGTGTCACTTAAAGTTCCAGCCTGCAAATTTATTTGTCTTGCATGTTCTAAATCTAATGTTAATTTTGTTGTTTCCTTTAAAGTTTTAACTAATCCTGTAACATCACTATTAAATCCTGCAGCAACTAATCGTGCACTCATTTGTTGAATTTGTTGAGTACCTACAAGAGCTCTTTCCTCCGCTAAAGCTACGTCGTGACCTACGTGTATATTTTGACCAAATCCTTTTGCTAGAGGTCTAAACAGGTTTTTAAAGATTTCTTTATCTCCTGTTAAACCTTTATCAATGACTTCATTTCCTAACTCTTTTTTCCAATCTTGTAAAATATCATAAGCAGACTTTCCTCCTGCGGAAGAAGTAACTTTAAACCTTATTCCATTAGAAGGTTGTTTTTTTGTAAGAAAAGCATCTGGATAAGAAGCAACTTTATTTCTATACGCTTCTATCAATTCTGTAACAAATAACTTAATTGTAGGTTCAAACTCTTCTAAAGGAGTAGTGTAAGTTGGCGTATAAGTCTTTTTCCAAGCCCTATATTCTTTAGTTATCGGCCCTTCATTTTTTCGCTTTTCAGAAGCACTTTGTTTTAGTCCTAAAGTTCTAACCTCCGCCATAGAGTGTCTTCTTTTAGGAACATCTGCAGGTCTGTTTTCTTCTTTGTGCTCTTTAAGCTGTTTTACTACTTCAGTAAATTCTAAAGTAAACTGGTGTCTATCTTTTGCCATTTCAGAAGCTAAACTTCCTTTTTCTCCTGCTTTTACTTGACGAGAGCCAAATAAAAAATCTTGAAGTTGATCTAGTTCTAAGTTTAAATCTGATAGTGCCATTTTATCTCCAGAAATGGCGGGGTTTTACCCCCGCCTATCCTATTACGCTAACGTCTTACCAAAAGTCTTCATCTTGAAGTCATCTGGAACGTTACTTTCCATATCGCTTTGTAGCGAACTAAAGTTAGTTTCTAATGAAATTACATCTTCAATAGAGTGACTCGGCACTTCTACATGACAGTGTGGCATTTCAAATGCTACTCGTGGCTGACCTGTAGTACCTCCAACATTGAAAGTAACTGCAAAGTCATGAGTAGTAACACCAAGAGCCGCATCCGATACAAGATCGTCAAAGAACTCTCTACTGCCTCCAGTACCTGTGGCCAGATAACAAGTGAAGCTTCCACCAATATTACGAACACCTGTTACGTGTTCAATCGGCTTGTTAACTACACCTAGTTCTTCTGGTGTTAAGTATGAGATATTATTTTCAATACTAATACTTCCACCTGTTACTGTTAGTGCATATGCATTGTCATTAATGGGAGAAAGGTCAGAGTTTCCTCCGTCTGCAAAAGCAATTGACATTGAAGTCAATCGATTACGAATAAAGTTATTCGTATCTGCAGCTCTTCCACCTTCAGTGATTTTCTTAGCACTCGTAATTTGAGTTCCGTCTGTAACACTGACAATGGTTGCTCCCATTCCACTCCACTCTACAGTGGCGATACCATCAACATCAAAATTAACAGTAGCAGAATTAACAACTGCCTTAGTAATTTTGTAAAGTTGATTACTACCTAGATTAAATTCTAGTGTCATGGTTTCTAATGCAGATTTATTAGATCTGCGAGTGTCCATAATCATAGCATTTGCATCAGCATTTCCTGCTGCGGTTCCTCTAGATAACAAAGCGTCATCCGAGTCGCCTACAACAGCAACACCTGAGTGTCCAGAACCTGAAGCAGCACTACCTGTGAAAGTAACAGTAGGAGCAGAACTATATCCGCTACCTCCAGCAGTTACATTTACATGAGAAATTTTACCTGCATCTGCGTGCCCTGTTGGAAACAAAATTGCTTCCGCAGTTGCACCAGAACCACCACCACCACTGAATCCTACAGTAGGAGCAGTAGTAAACACAGATGTACCTCTTGTAAGAGTTACAGATTCAATTTCTGTACTAACTTCACCTATACGGCCTTTCGCCATAAGTGCGTTCCAAAGAATTTCGTCTACCAAATGTTGTCCCGCTGCTCCATAAGTAGCTGCGTTATTAGTAGTACCAGAAAGGAAAGGTCTCAAGTAAGTAGAAAAACTCCACTCTACTGGGGCGAGAGAGTCGTTAAACATCTTTCTACCACGTCTTGAGGTTCCGCCTGTGCTTTCCATCTCCGAGAGTGTTATCTCACTAGAGTTGGTGGTCTGACTGAAACTAAATCCTTCCAAAAGAGGGATCACATAAGCAGTATCACCATTAGCAAAAGCTCCGGCACTGGTCTCTGGATACACCGTTAACGATGCGTCGCGTTGAAAAAATAGAGCCATAATGGTCTCCTTTATTAACTTGAGCTGCGCTTACTATGCGTTTGCTGAAATAAGCTTAGCTCTAATATCGTATTTCTACGATCATCTCGCCGACCCCGAGAGGTTGCAATGCGCCCTCGTCGGTGCTTATACTAATAACGGTTAGCTGAGATATTTGTTTCGTTCCCTCAGATGTACCATAGTCAAACTGGCCTGCGTCGTCTAAAACCGTTTCAACGTCTTCTAGTAACTCTTCTAATTCCTGTATGGGATCTTCAGAATTAACATAGATTCGAATTGTAACGGTTAAAAATCTCCACTTACTGCCAGCACCAAAATATTCACGAGTTTCAGTGCCTGCAGACATATGCAAACAGGGAAACGAATCTACTTCGTCCCAGAATTGCATTCGAGTACTTATTGCACCAGTGAGGTCTTGTTTGTAGCCATCGCCTCCATCTATCTTTTGAAATAACTCTGCGAGTCCTTCTAAGATACCCGAGCGACGTGTGGTATTTGAACGTGCCATCAGATAACATCCACAATTCTATACATATCTAGAATTCTTTTAATGTGATCTGGAAACCCTATATCCTCACGGATAGTAGTGGACGTTTCATTTTGAAGCGTTGCACCAGCTAATGATTTCCTCCCTTTGTACTCTTCTTTAAGGTAATAGGTTATCAAATCATAAATAGCTAATCGCAAGTCTTGTGGAGTTGAAGAATATCCAGCTCTGTAAGTTACTTCGACGGATGCAAAACCTTTTGGCCAATTCTTAGAACTAATGTCTCCGTCAATCCTGTATAATCTATCGTGCTCGAGATCAATATAATAATCAGTATTATTAATTAAAGTAACATAGGCGGCAGTTATACCTTCCCTTTCTTTTACGGAACTCACGCTTACTAAGGGTGATTCTGTTAGAAAAAGTTCTGCTGTTTGAGCATCTCCTATATCAAATATTTCTACTTTATTAGTACTATAATGATCTATAAAACTGGTACCGCAATAGGTTTTTACCAACTCACTTATAGGCGAAAGCAAGGAATCGATTTTACTATCGTCCTTGAAGTGTTCAATACCTTTATATTCTTTGTATTGATCTTTTGTGACTAAGTCTGCCATAAATGTCCTCGTAAAAACCTGGGGAGGTTTCCCTCCCCAGATTACCCAGTATGATTAAGAAGCTTTATACTGAAGTGCCCACTTGTCAGTGACACCGTTGATAATATCGGTAAATCCAAGACGCTGGCTAGCAACCAGTACTCGTCTTTGATTAGCGACTTCATAATCACTTTCAACCGTAACACCGCGTAAACGTGGAATTACAAAGTTACGTGTGTTAACCGCAATAGCGTAGAACTTAGATACTGCTGCTGCTGCGAATTCGTCACATACTAATACGGGAGATCCGTATACGCGACCAACTTCACCAGTCAACTTAGTAGCTAGTCCTTCGACTTGGCTAGCATCTGCATACGCAGAGTCTGCGATTAGGTTATGATACTCAGTCGTAGATACAATATAAACTACATCTTGTGGACGAATACCATATTTGCCCATATTCTTACGAGCACCCAATAATTGAGCAGCAGTAAGAGCTTCTGAGGCAAAAGCAGTTGCAGACTGAGTCTTATCAGAATCAGCTGCCGCGAGAGTTATGAGACCGTCAGGAGCCGCACCACCAGTACCAAAGGCACCGTCAGCGTGGTTACCAGCAAGAATCATATTCTCAACTGCACGAGCGTGTGAACGAACAATGCTTTCACGAATCAAAGGAAGAATCGGAATGATTGCATCCTCTTCAGTTTCGTTACCAAGATAAGATTGAGAAATAAGTTTCTTGGTTGAAAGCGTTCTTTCAGTCAAATCTACACCAGCGAAA